AGCTGCAGATAAAAGGCAAAGGGCTTTGCCAGTCTATCCGTCCTCTTATCAATCCGGTCATGCTCGACGTGGAAGATATGGAAATCGCTTCAGCCGCCCAGCAGATGGATGACCTGGTCATGGTCCAGGGGGAGCTGCTTGCTGTTGCCGGACAGATCAGAGATTTGGAGAGAGCACTTGGCCAGTAAAGGGATAAAAGCGAGCCTGGAGCCTATTGCCTATCGGCTGTACGCCCAGGGCTGGACACTGACATCTATCTCCGAACGCTTCGAGGTCAGTGTGACAACGCTCTCCAAGTGGAAAAAAGCGACCCACCGGCCAGGCCAGGATCTTGATGATTGGGATCTGGCCCGACAGGCTCACGCTACCCGTGGAGATAATCTGCGCAGACTGTTCGAAGATCAGGAGGAATATGTACTCTCTTTGCCGGTTTCCAGCCGTGATGCCAAGGTTCACGATGCGCTCACAAAAGCATCTGCCAATCTGCGCCACTGGGAAGATCATCAGAAAGCAGCCGCAGCCGCACTGCTGGCAGAGACGGAAACGGCGGCGGTAGAGATCGACAAACCTGCCATCTTCCTGGAGACCCTGGAGTGGATAGCTACCAAGCTACGGGAAACCGACCCGGAAGGGCTGAAGGTGCTGGCCAGGAACTTTGACATGTTGGTTATACAGTTCAAAACGGAACACGCTCAAAACGAGCAATAGACGGTACGAAAACCAATGCGTAAACGGCCAAAACTTACAGAAAACAGGTTTGACGCCTGGGCGGATGAAATCAAGGGGTGGATAACTGAATCCGTCTCGCCGTTCGAGGACGACACTCCTGAAAAGAAGGATGCCAGGATCAAAAAAGGACGGAATGACCTGCTCTATTTCTGCAAGACCTATCTACCGCACTACTTCACTATCGGTTTCGGCGATTTCCACGAGGAGTGGGAGGATATCAGTAACGTCAGAGATGATGTCGAATTGGTAGCCGCTCCCAGGGAGCACGCCAAGAGCACCTTTTGGTCATTTGCCATCCCGATCAGGAATATCTGCTACGAGTTGCGCAAGTTTCAGCTGATCATCAGCGATACCAATGATCAGGCAGTCGGGTTCACCCTGCCGATCCGGTTGGAATTGGAGGATAACCCCAGGCTGCGCCATGACTTCGGTGAGTTTCGCGGGCAGAAGTGGGCGGGCGGAGAGTTCGTCACCTCAGGAGGTATCAAGACCTTGGCCCGTGGCCGGGGCGAAAAAGTAAGGGGCTTGAAAAACAGGCAATACCGCCCAGACTATGCGGTGGTCGATGACTTCGAAAACGACGAAAACGTTGAGAATCCGTTGCAGGTTAAAAAAGGATTGCGCTGGCTACGCCGGGCGGTAATCGGCTCCATGGGTACCGGCTATCTGTTTGTCATGGTCGGCAACCTGTTTCATCCGAAGTCTGTGTTGTCGCAACTCATCGCCGAAAAAGATGAGGAAGGAATGCCGCTTTATAAGTCGCATGTATATCGAGCCTGGCTCGATTACGGCAAGCCGGATCAGCGTCCCCTCTTCCCGGAGCTATGGCCACCGGAACGGCTGGATAAGAAAAAGCGGACAATGGGAACCAGGGATTTCAACGCCGAAATGATGAACCTGACTGGTGATGATGAATCTCCTTTTCAGGAGACATGGTTTGTCTACTTCAATCGGCTGGAGATCCCCACTACCATTTTGCAGGTTGCCACCTTTGTCGATCCCAGTGCAAAGAATGGTGAGAACAACGATTACAAAGGCATCGTTACTGTGGGACTCGACAGGGAAAATATGAGATTTCGTTGCCTGCATGCCTGGGTCAAGCGGGCATCTATCGGCGATATGTTCCGCGCTGCCTATGCTCAATATGACCAGTATGGCGGCTCGATCGGAATTGAAGAAAACATGCTGCAGGATTTCCTCCACGAGGCGATCGCCAACTATGCCAAGGAGGTCGGCAGGTACCTGCCATGGCAGGCGGTGCATCATTCGACCAACAAAGAGGCAAGAATTATAGGAACTCTCAGTTATCTGGTGGAGCATCAAAAGCTCGAATTTGAGAAAGGACACTCGGATCAGGATTTGCTGATCGAGCAGCTGATTTACATCCTCAACAAGAACATCCACGATGACGGCCCGGATGCTTTGGAAGGGGCTGTCAGTATATTGCAGGGTGGCCGGGGGACCATTGAATTTGAATCAACCGGCAAGCGGAGCGCCAGCTTTAATATGGCCGGATTTATAGGTTGATAACTATGTCTGAAACCAAACAGCAAGCGCCGCCGATAGCCGATGAGATCGCGGTCATCACCAAGGATGTCGATATAACCGCCGGTTTCTTCCTCGACAATCCTGACCCGACTCTTCTGACCGAATCGAAGGGCAAAGGGCTAAAGCTTTATGATGAGGTAGACAGGGACGCTCACAGCGGCTCGGTGCTGCAGACAAGGTATCTGGCGGTTGCCGGGGAAAAGTGGGAAGTCAAGCCCGGCGTGGATGACACCAAGGGCCAGAAGATCGCGGCCTTTGTCTCCAAGTCGCTTAAAAACTGCAACCTGCTGCAGGCTGTCCAGGAGCTGCTCCAAGGCATCCTCTATGGCTTTTATGTAGGCGAAATTATCTGGCAGGAAAAGGACAAACAGATTGTCCCGGCGCGGATCCTGGTCAAGCATCCCCGCCGCTTCGGCTTTTCCCAGGCCCGCGAGCTGCGCATGCTGACCAAGGTTGCACCCCGCGAGGGCGAGGCGGTACCGGAGCGTAAATTCATCGTCTTCAGTTATGGAGCAAGCGACAACCCATATGGCAAGGCCCTGGGCCAGCGTCTCTGGTGGCCGGTCTGGTTTAAAAAACATGGTATCAAGTTCTGGCTCGTCTTTCTGGAAAAATTCGGCATGCCCACCGGCGTCGGCAAATATAAATCCGGTGCCACTCCGGAGGAAAAAACGACCTTGAAAGAAGCGGTCGACGCGATCCACTCAGAGACAGGCCTCATCATCCCAGACGGTATGATTATTGAGCTACTGGAGGCATCGCGCTCAGGCACGGTCACGTATGAATCGATGTGCGACTACATGGACCGGCAGATCAGCAAGGCAGTCCTTGGCCAGACTTTGACAACCGAGGTATCCGGCGGCGGTTCCTACGCTGCATCTCAGACCCATGACGAAGTACGCCAAGACATCAAAGAGGCCGATGCCGGAATGATGGCCGAATGTCTCAATGAGACACTGGTCAAGTGGCTGGTCGACTACAACTTCGCCGGAGTCAAGGACTATCCGAAATTCGGATATGTCACTGAAAAAGAGTCGGTCCTGAAAGAACTGGCAGAGCGCGATGAGATCCTGGTGGCCAGGGTCGGCGTCAAGGTCGATGACGGCTACTGGTACGACAAATATAACCTGCCCGTGCCCAAGGGCGGCGCGGAGGTGGTGACACCGATCACCGGCTATCAGCAGCCGCAATTTGCCGAACAGCAGACCAAAAAAACCTACAGCCCGGCTCAGCAGGCGCTGGAAGATCTGGCGGCAGCCTCCACCGCAGCCGACCCGCTGGCCGGTAACGAAAAACAGCTTGTGCAGATAGTCCGCGAGGCGTCGAGCTATGAGGAAGCCATGACCAAATTGCTCGACTTTTATCCGCAGCTGGATGTTGCCAGCCTGCAGGACGGACTGGAAAACGCCATGGTCAACGGGCAGTTGCTCGGACGCAGGATGGTGCAGGATGGCAATTGATCAATCGTTCAGCCTGCCCATGCGAGGGGCGCAGGCCTTCTGGCGGGATAAAGTCGAGCTGGCACCGGATGCCTTCAAGGTCCTGGCAGACGAGGCTAAGAGCAGAGCCTTCGCAGTCTCCGGCATAGCCAAGGGCGACGAGCTGCATACGGTTTTCACCGCTTTGCAAAAAGCCATAGACGATGGCACCGACTTCAAACAGTTTCAGGAGGATTGCGAGGAGGTCTTTGCCAGGCGCGGCTGGACAGGTAAAACGCCCTGGCGGGTGGCCGGTATCTTCCAGACCAACATCCAGACCGCCTATAATGTCGGCCGCTATGATCAACTACAGCAGGAAAAGGACATCCTGCCCTACTGGATGTATGACGCCATCAACGACGCGGTGACCAGGCCGAGCCACCGCGAGATGGACGGCAGGGTCTACCCGGCAAACGATCCGATCTGGCATACCTGGTACCCGCCGAACGGCTACGGCTGACGTTGCTCCGTGTCAGGTCTGACACCCGGACAAATCGAATCGCGGGGGCTGCGTGTTGCCACCGTCAACCCGGAGAGCGGCGAGACGGAGCTGGCCGATGTGAAGACAGGTGCCGTGCGGACGGTGCCGACGGTAAGCCCTGATGTCGGCTTTGCCACCAACCCAGGCAAGGACTGGTGGCAGCAGACGGATAAGATCATTCGGGAGCGCTTGACAAGCTATCCTCCGGAACTGGCTAAAGTGGTCAAAGCGGAGCTGCAAGAGCTGATGGATAAAAAAAGGCCTTAAATGGCCCGTTATTGAGCTTTCGTGTTTTGGCGCCTCCAAGTACGGAGCAGGGGTAGTGCGTGAAGTACAGAAAAATTTAAACATATTTTAAACGGGGTTCCGATGTTCAGTGCTGGGATAAAAATTGACGACAGCGAACTGCAGAAGGTTTGTGCCAAAATTATCCAGCGCGGCACCAACAAAAAAAACGGCCTGCGAACCATAGGCGCGATCGCCCGTGAATCGATCCGTTACAACTTCCGGGCCGGGGGCAGACCGAATAAGTGGGCGGAATCGAAAGGCGCCGCCAAAAGGCGCGGACAGACGCTTCGACGGTCCGGGAGGTTGATGAATTCCATCACCTCGACCATCAGCGGAGAATCGGTCATCGTCGGCACCAATGTTATCTATGCGGCGGTGCAGAATTACGGGGCCAAGAAGTTTTCTTTCGGCACGGTGGTGGCGAAGGTCAAGGCCCACAGCCGGAAGAATCCGGCAGGCGACATCAAAAGCGGCAGAAAGAAGTTGGCGGGCGGGGTGAGCTTTGTCCGTGCCCATACCAGAAAGATGCAACTGCCCTGGGGCGACATCCCGGCCAGACCGTTCATGGTCCTGCAGCAGGAAGATATCCTCTCTATCGAGGCGGCAATGGCACAACATATTATAGGAGAATGAAATGCCGAAATTTAAAGGGTTTGAAGATTTTGTGGAGATTTTTAGGGGTGGAAAGCAAATCGACTCGGCAGGCCGCGAGCATGACGGCGATGCGATGATCGATAAAGCTCTTGCCACCTTCACCGGCGAACATACGCCGCCGCTGGTGGTCGGGCATCCGAAAGATAACGCACCGGCGTTCGGTTGGGTAGAAGACATAAAGAGTGCCGTGCGTCTGGACGGGACAAAAGTGCTGCTTGCCAAGTTCAAGGAAGTCATGCCTGAGTTTGAGCAGCTGGTCAAGGCCGGACGCTACAAGAAGCGCTCAGCGGCTTTCTACCCGGATGGCAGCCTGCGCCATGTCGGCTTTCTAGGTGCGGTGCCTCCGGCGGTCAAGGGCCTGGCTGATTTACAGTTCAGCGAAGGCGAGCCGGTAAGTTTTGAGTTTTACGATTATCGGGCGAGCGTGGTTGCCAGATTGTTTGGCCGTTTACGCGAGTTCCTGATCGAGGAGAAGGGTGTGGAGGCAGCTGACAGGATTTTACCTGACTGGGATGTCGACACCCTGAAAGAAGAGGCTGTCCGATCTGAGTCGGAGGTCTCCACATACAAAGAACCACAAAAAAAGGAGGTCACAGTGCCAAACTTTACCGAGGCAGACATTGAAGCTGCTCGAAAGAAGGCTCAGGAAGAGGGACGCAAGGCGGCGGCCGCCGAATTTGCCGAGGCGGAACGTAACCGGCGGCAAGCAGCTGCAAAAGAAGCCATTGCCGCTTACTGCAAGAAGCCGGTGAAAGAAGGTGGTCCGTTGCCTGCCTGGATCGATGGTGGACTTAAAGAGTTTATGGAGAGCCTGGCCGTGTCAGAGACGGTGATTGAGTTTGCCGAAGGCGACAAGCAGGTAAAACGTCCTAGCCTTGACTGGTTCACCGGCTTCTTAGGCGGCATGTCAAAGACCATCAAGTTCGAGGAACATGCCAAAACCGGCGACGAGTTGCCGGCGGAAGGCGACTATATGGAAATCGCCAAACGGGCCACGGAGTTTAAGGACTCCGAGGCTAAGTCAGGTCGCACAGTCTCTTTCACCCAGGCTGTTGCCGCAGTAACCAAAGGCGTCGGCAAGTAAGCGCTTGTCGGCCAGGATCGACAGCAAAGAAGAAAATTCAGCAAATTCAGCATAAGGAGTACCAAACATGGGAAAGCCACTACTCACTGAAAACTTTATTGCAGGCGCGGCGATTAATCCGCACCGCATCTGTAAACCTGGAGCAGCTGATGGAACGGCCATTCAGGCCGCAGCCGTCGGAGATTTCGCCTTCGGGGTATCCGACGAACTTGGAGCAGCCAGCGGCGGACGCTGTGATATCCATACCGCAGGCGTCGCCGATGTCGAATTTGGCGGCAACGTAACCAGGGGCGCACAGCTGACCAGCGATGCCGACGGCAAGGCGGTCACCGCAGTTGCTACAAACAGGACCATAGGTGTGGCCAGGGTATCCGGTGTACTCGGGGATATCGGCTCAGTACTGCTCGCCCCTGGAACCGTCTGATAAGACCGGCGGGAGCCAGCACGGCGAAAGCAGGTAAACAAACCAATAACAAGGAGTAACACAAATGTCAGCACCATTTCCGATAGATCCGGCCTTGATGGCCATCGTCATCGCCTTCCACAATCCGAGACTCATTGCCGACGAAGTACTGCCAAGGGTACCGGTAGGTAAACAGGAGTTCAAGTACCTCAAGCACACCATGGCCGAAGGCTTCACCGTTCCGGACACCAATGTCGGCAGAAAGTCACGTCCAAACGAAGTGTCTTTTTCGGCAACCGACGTCACCGGTTCAACCGAGGACTTCGGCCTTGACGATCCGATTCCACAATCCGATATCGACAACGCCCCGGACAATTACGATCCGGTCGGCAGATCTGCCGAAGGTATAATGAACCTGGTCGAGCTGGATCGCGAGGTAAGGACGGCAAATATTGTATTCAATGGCGCCACCTACGGAGCTAACAACAAAGTGGCCCTGGTCGGGCAGGATCAGTTCAGCGATTATACCAACTCCGATCCGATCGGGGTCATCACCGGGGCGCTTGACTCCATGATCATGCGCGCCAACATCTTGACCATAGGCCGGGCTGTATACAGCAAGCTCGCCAGTCATCCGCAGATCGTCAAGGCGGTGCACGGCAATTCCGGCGATGCCGGTATCGCCACCAGAAAGCAGATGGCCGATCTGTTCGAGCTGGAGGACATTCTGGTCGGTGAGGCCTGGGTGAATACCGCCAAGAAGGGCCAGGCTATGGCATTGTCCCGCACCTGGGGCAAACACTTGGCTCTGCTTTATCGCGACAAGACCGCCGACGCCAGGAGCGGTGTGACTTTCGGCGTTACCGCCCAGTTCGGCACCAGGATCGCCGGAAAGGATCCGGATAAGAACATCGGCCTGCGCGGTGGAATACGGGTGCGTGCCGGTGAGTCGGTAAAAGAGGTCGTTACCGCTGCAGACCTCGGCTACTTCGTCCAGGACGCTATCGCTTAAGACAAGGGCGGGTTTGGAACCCGCCC